ATCGCCCTTTCTTTATTTAGATCAATCATTTACTGTTATTATTGTGTAAAATGGAGCCTCCATCCCTACTTGACAGTAGGCGTTGCCTTCATTGTCTACCCAAACAGCCTTACCATAGCTGCTATCTGGATGATTGGTAGTGGATGTTACTTCAATCTCTTCGCCGTTGAAATTATTTTTAAGATATGTTTTCATATTTACTATTATTATAAAATTTCTTCGATTTGAAATTCCGCCTCTTTTTCCCAGTCAAAAGAGTCCATATTATCTTCGTCTTCGTCTGTCAGATAATAATATGCCGTGACTCTGTAGTTTCCAAATTCTATCGGTTCGCCAGCCCATTCGTTTTTACCTATATGCTTCGGATCCTCAAAAGATGACATTAAGCGGCTGCTTGGTTCTGCCTGAGATTTGAGAGCTTTTTCAACAATTTCTTTCCCGTATTTCTCTTCAATTTCTTTATAAGTATAAGTCTTCATAATATTCGCCCGTCACGCCGGTAGCTCAGCTTTTAATATTAGTTATTATAGCTCTCCCTTTAAAATGTCATTAACGTAAAGCAAAAAGTTTCTGTCGCTTACTTGATCATCGGCAAAAAAATCAAACAACATGCCGTTGCCAAGTTTGGATATTTTTTCAAATGCGGCTTGCATTAATTGAGACGCTTTTTCCCTTGTACTCTCAGGGGCTTCGTTAACAAATTTATCGATTCTTTTTTTGACATCTTCAAGCATCATTTCATGTGCTTGCTTTCTGCCTTGCTCTGTCTTGGATAGTTCTCTATACGTAGATGTATTCATTTCCTTAATGCCGCTTATCCGTTGCCGCCGGTTCTTATTTTGATATTGCAAATATACTATCAAATTTGATAGTACGCAAGTTTTTCAATGATTATTTTTTATGCTCTATGGCATATTTTCTTTCTCTTTTTCCTCCAGCACTTTTTTAAGCTGATATAGGCTCAAAATATCATACTCAAATGTCGGATTGTCCCAATTCTTTCGGACAGAGTTTGTTTAGACAGAGATAAATTTTCGTAAGTCAAAGATATATTGACATTGTGACAGTCTTATCTCGTTAAATGTTATCTCGTAGTTATCAAACCACGCAAGCAGTTTTTTTAGTTCCTCGTTCATGATATAAATGATTAACCCCGCGAATATACCCAATTTAACCTTGCGATTTTAGGATATAAATAATTTTGTCTATATTTGCTTCAAGTTTGTGACTTGTATTATTGATTGGATATTATGTTTAACAATATAATATAGGTCACTTATGGATTTTTATAACAACTCATCTCAAAGGCAACAAGTGGACGTTTACTGTCCTGTCCATCATAATTGGATTGGCCACTATGATTATGGCTCCAAGGGGGTCTATTATTGCTGGTGCAAGAAATGCAAGAAAGAAATCAAAATCGTTATGGGAAAATGAAGAGGTTAACACAAAAACAAGAGAATTTCTGTAATTATTATATCGAGTGCGGCGGAAACGCTTCCGAGGCGTACAGGCGTGCCTACTCTTGCGATAAATGGAAGGATAAGTCCGTATGGGAGAAGGCTTCGGCTTTATTGGATGATGTCAAGGTTCAGTCAAGGGTAAGGGAACTGCAAGAGGAGCAGAAAGTTAAATCTGATATAACCAAGGAGAAATTACTGGGCGAGTTAGGTAACATAGCGTTCTCGTCCATAGCCCACCTTCATAATACATGGATAGAACGCAAGGAGTTCGAGAATCTTACGGACAAGGAGAAGTCGGCTATCAAGAGCATATCTACTAAAATTCTGAAGAAAAATATAGGGACGAGCGATGACCCGGAGATCATTGACGTGGAATATGTCAAGATAGAGATGCACGATAAGCTGAAAGCCATAGAACGTATCTGCAAGATGCTTGGCTTTGACGCTCCAACCGTTGTAGACCTTGGCAAATCGCTGATCGGAATAGATACCGGAATAGATGATTAGTGTTCTATTTTTAAATAAATGGCTATGTTTGTTAGAAAAAACACGAGGTCTATAATTTTATAATTGTTCTATATTTAATATTTTGGGAGCTGATACGGATAACAGGAGGATAATAAGCTACAAGAGGTTCAATCCGAACTTTCACCATTTGAAGCTGGCGTTGGGGAATGACGATATAAGGTTCATCTTCATGTACGGGGGATCGTCTTCCGCCAAGTCTTTCTCAGCGGCCCAAGCCTTCCTGTTGGAATGTATATCCAAGGGCTATAACACGATTGTCTTTAGGAAGACCGGAGCAACCATAGCGGACAGTATCTACAAGACGTTCCAAGAGGCGGCTAAATCATTGCATATAGATACTTTTTTCAAATTCCAAGAAAACCTTATAAGGTGTTTCAACGGTTCCTATATCCGGTTCAAAGGGCTGGACGATCCGGAGAAGATCAAGGGTCTCGAATCTTATCAGTACGTGTTTTGTGAGGAGATATCCGAGTTCGATGAATCCGACTTGAAACAGATAAGGAAGCGTCTCCGTGGTCGCAAGGGGCAGAAGATCGTCGCTCTATTTAACCCTATATCGGAGGATCACTGGATCAAGAAAAAGATATTTGATACCGAGACATTGACCGAGGTGGACAATCATCTGTACGGGAAGCTCAAGGATAGCGTAACGAGTAAGATACTGCCAAAGGAATATTCCGAGGTAGGAAGGAAATGGGTCAATTCCGAGCGGACCATATACAATCCAAGAAAAAAGACTTACGAGACGCACCGCCCGGATATGGTTATCATCAAGTCCACCTATCTTAATAATTTCTGGGTCGTAGGGTCTCCTGATGGCACGTATGGCTTTTATGACGCTCAGACGATAGCGGATTTCGAGAGGGACAAGGAAAGGGATTACGCTTATTATCTGATATACGCCTTGGGCGAGTGGGGGACGATAAGGACGGGTGGCGAGTTCTTCCACGCCTTCGACCCCACCAAGCATAAGGGCAAGTGCCCATATGTCAAGGCTCCTTTGCATATATCGATAGATAACAACGTCCTACCTTATATCTCCATCTCTTTTTGGCAGGTTGAGACCGGGGATATAACGAGGATAAGGCAAATTCACGAGGAAACCCCGTCCGATCCGTTCAACACGGTCACCAAGGCCGCCGAGATCGCCGTTGAATATCTGGAGGGGATAGGGCATGATGATATGGTCTATCTTTATGGGGATGTATCGACCAAGGCCGGGAATACGATAGATGACGATAAGAGGTCTTTTTTCGATAAGTTCAAGGAGGGTATAGACAAGAGATTCCGTAGCGAGGACAGGCTGCCTAGATCGAACCCTTCCGTATCCATGACCGGGGAGTTTATCAACGCAATATATTCTGGAGATATAAAAGACGTGTCCATCATGATCGACGAGAGTTGTGAGACATCGATAAACGATTATATCACCGTAAAGAAGGATGTCAACGGGGCGATGCTCAAGCAGAGGGTAAAGGACAAGATTACGGGTCAGTCCTACGAGAAGGCAGGTCACCTTAGCGATGCAAAACGTTATTTTGTCACGGAGATATTAAAGGATAGATATACGGCTTTCTCGTTGAGAAGAAAAAGAAACACTATAAAAGAAAGCGATATGAGATATTATGATCAAAGCATGGTGGATTTGTCCGGATTGACCGGATTGGTTGAGATTCATCCGGATAATGGAGGAAAGTTCGTCTACGCTAAGTGCATGGTCAAGGGAGGATTTGTTTACATTACGGACGCTTCAATCCTCGATGATCGTATAAAAGAGGAGGATATGGCCTCAAGGCTGGGGAAAGGCGATCTTTTGGTGCATGTTGAATGTGATAAGTTCAATGCTACATACGTTCGAAATCTAAGGGATTATCTCAATGACGTTCGAGGCAGGAGCTTGCCAGCGAATGTTGCGGGAAGAATAGAGGCACATTCTGAATTTATTCGGGATCATTTTCTTTTTCGTAAGGATTACGATGAAGATGACGGATACTTGAGGTTTGTTGAAAGCGTCTTGGATTATAGGGAAAAATCGGATATTGAGGCTATAAGCGTATTGTCAGCATTGGCTGAGCGCATAAAAAACAAGACCTAGTAATTTTAGTGATAATTGTTTGATGTTTATCCGAATATGATTATATTTGCGGTAACATAAAAATAAAGAAATTAGAGCCTAAGAGCCATACCCGGCGGGAGTCGTATCCTGTGGGGTATGGCTCTTTTTATTTGTACGCTATGAGTTGGTATGACAAATTATTGCCTTCGATATTGAGGTTTGACACTAGATCGAGTGTCAAGTCAATGTCTATGCTGGGGCATGTCGGCCAAGTGGATGTGGACAATGGAGGGAATATATGGTATATGTCCGGATTATCCTCATTGCTTGAACGTAATGATTTTAAGATTGATATGTCATCTATTTCCGGAAAGGCGTTAGCTCTGAGAGTCTGTACGCCATTCGCTACCGTAACGGACAAGGCCGGCTCCATGTTCTCCAATGGCAAGTTTTATGTCGTGGACAAGAATGACAACGAGCATGGCATGTATAAGACAAGGGATGGAAAGACCGACTCCTTATATCCCCGATTTGAGAAGATGAGAAGATTCCTGTCTCGTCCAAATCCTTTGCAAAGCGGAAGGCAGTTTAACAAACAGGTCGAGATGACCATGAAAGCCTTTGGCTTTTGTCCGATATTCACGCTAAGGCCTATACCGGGAGAGTTGCCCATATCCATGTGGATCATTCCCCCGGAGTTGTTCCACGTGATCCTTAGCGGGAAATTATGGTCTCAAAGTGATTTGGATGGGATAATATCAGAGGCGTACATAGAATGGAATGGAGAGAGGATCAACTTGGAGAAGGATGATTATTTCATCGTGTCCGACTCGACCGCTATCATTGGTGGGTATCAGTCAGAATTAAGGTTTGAGACTACGGTAGATAGCTTGTCAAAGCCGGTAAATAATTGGATCAACCAGATGTCTGCCCGTAACACGTTGATAATCGATGGAGGCCCTAAGGGTATTATATGCGATGATAGTGGCGGGGACGTATATGGTAATAGTTCCTTGACCTCAAAGGAACAGAGGGAACTAAACGATAATTTCAAGAGAAAGTATGGATTGGTAGGAAAGTTGTATTCCATATTGGTCACCACGGCCAAGCTGAAGTGGGTACCGATCACGCATAGCTCCAAGGATCTGATGCTTCATGAGGAGGATAAGTCGTGTCGTAATATAATATCGAACGCTATCGGCCTTAATCCTAACGTCTTGATGCCGGATAGCAAGTTCGCCAACTTGCAGGAGGCCAAGACCGCCGCTTATCAAGACTTGATCATACCCGACTCTGAGAACTACACGGAGATCCTTACCGAGAATATCGCCTATGATGGAATGAGGATAAGGCTGGATTACTCGCATATATCTTGCTTGCAGGAGGACAAGCTAAGCTCCGCTCAAGCGTTTTCTACGTCTTCCACATCGGCGAAGGATCTGTACGACATGGGATTGATAACGATGCAGGAGGCGAGAAGAGAGATCGCTAATTACATGGACATAAACCCCGATGATCCAGAGGGGGATTTTAAAGACAACAAGGAGGAAATCAGTAATGAAAGTCAAGAAGAGAACAATAGGGAAGCAATATAAGAGGCTTCCTTTCGACGTGAAGGAAATGGCGTTGGATAGCCGTAAGATCAGCGGATACGCCGCTATTTTTGGCGTTAAGGACAAGGCGGATGATATCTTGATAAAGGGATGCTTCGCTAAATCCATAGCCGAGAGAGGCCCCGATAGCCAAGCGAACGATAAGATCATCCTGCTGTGGATGCACGATATGAGTGAGCCTATAGGTCGTATCACCAAGCTCATCGAGGATGATAAGGGACTTTATTTCGAGGCCGATATTGACGATATACCATTAGGGGATAGGGCTATAAAGCAAATGGAATCTGGTACTATCAATCAATTCAGCTTTGGGTACTCGTATGTATGGGACAAGATTGATTACGATGATAAGATGGACGCTTATATCGTCAAGGAGGTCGTGTTATACGAGATTTCCCCGGTATCCATAGGGTGTAATGGCATGACGGAGTATACAGGACTCAAGTCTGAGGATGATATAGCCGATCGTATCGAAAAACTTAGGGAGGATATCGATAGTGAGTTGATCACCATGTCTGTCTCCAAGAGATCAAGGATGCAAGAATTATTCGGAAAGGTATGGGCACTCGCTAGTCTTGAGCCGGAGAGGGGCCGAAAAGACTCCATGGGAAATCCACTCAAGGAAAAGGGAGCCGAACATGCAAGGAAGAGTCTATTCGATATAAAATTCAATTAATAATCAAAAAAAGAGAACAAAATGAGAGGTTATTTGAAAAACAAGAAGTATTGCTGGTTGATGGCGGTATTCGCTATCGCCACGTTAGTGTTATCGATGTTGTCTCCAGACACAAGCGTGGTGTCTTTGGCCGGTCTAGGGTTGCTGGGGTTTGTTGATCTGGAAAGTATGGATGAGGATCAAAAGAAATTCATCAAGGGCTTGGACGACAAGTTAGAGGAGATAAATATGAAGTTCTTGAAGGACGCTCTTCCTAAAAGCGAGTACGTCAAGGAGCTTACGAGCTTAACCGAAGCCATGAAAGATTTGAATGATAACGTATTGTCCGATAAGATCGACAAGAAGGACTTTGACACTTTCAAGGAGAAAGTTCTTGGAGAGCTCGTTAAGATCAAGGCGGTCATGGAGAAAACCCCGGATGGTGGATTTAAGATCAAGGGATTAGAGGATCAGGTAAGGGATCAATTGAAATCTTACATCAGCAAGGATCATAATGGACGTGAGGTCGTGGACTTGAAATCGGCTTGCAAGTCAATGCCGGGAAATAAGTTGAACATAACCATTATCCCTAACGTGAAGGCTAATACCCCCATTACATCGACTGTCACCACGACCGGCGTTCCAATGAGCCCGGGTGTTGTATTCGATCCATCTATTTCTACATCCCCATTGGCGGAAAGCGAGCTTCGTCAGTTCGCCAATGTCGCAACGATCAATGCCCGTACTATTATTTATACCCAGCTTAAGGATTCTACAGGGGATGCGGAGTGGGTTCCTGAGGGTGGATTGAAGCCTTCCATGACCGCTTCTATTGAGGAGAAAAGCATAACCGCTGGTAAGGTGGCGTTAACCGCTACGGTGACGGATGAGGTCATCACGGATCTACCTCAGTTGGTGGCCGAGATAAGAAGTGAGATCATCTATAAGATCGGTGTAGCCGAGGAGGAGGGTATATTGTTCGGTTCTGGCTCCAACGGAGAGATCAAGGGTGTTTTCTCCGACATTCCAGAGTATTCGCTTACCTCGTTAAAAGTAGCTCGTCCTAATAATTTTGACGCTATCGTGGCCGCTTATACTCAGATCGTATCGACATCGAAACGTAATTACACCCCAAATTTAGTTCGTGTGAATCCAGTTGATTTGGCGAACATGAAACTTACCAAAGATGCCAATGGCGCTTACCTATTCCCGCCGTTTACGTTGCAAGACGGATCGCTGATCTCGGGCGTACAGATCAAGCCGTCCACCACTATTACCGAGGACGAGTTTTTTATTGGGGATTTCCGCTATTTGAATATCCGGGACTATCAGCCGTTGAGTATCACTTTCGGCTGGGTTAACGATGATTTCCAGAAGAATCAGGTGACGATGGTTGGTGAGAAGAGATTGCTTGCTTATATCAAGTCTAATTACTTGACGGCTTTCGTGAAAGGTAAATATTCCACGATCAAGGAAGCCATTGACGCTAATCCGGCAAGCGATAGCTCAGAATTGGAAAGTTAAACTATAAAAGATAGAGATATGAAAAGAAAGAGAACCGAGATTGGGACGGCCAAGGGGTATAAGTTGGATCTGGCCGAAGTATATGAGATCACCTACGCAAAGAAAACGAAATACCATAATGTGGGAGACAAAGATCTTGTGTCATTGCCGTTGGCGATCATGTTCATAAACGACAAGAGGATATTATCAACCTCGGAGATCGACGAGGCTATTTCCAAGTATGGAATGACAGAGTTGCTCAATAGCTCCAAGAGATCAAAATAAACCGTTATGTTGATCGATGAGACATATTTCACTGGTGATCTTCATATAGACGGCTTGGTGCCCTCCAGCGGGGTACCAAGCCTCACGAATGAGGCCATAAACTCGGAGTTCAAGGCGTTGGCCGCCAAGTTCGAGAGGGATTTTTATAGGCAAATTCTAGGAAAGGATAACGCGGACGCTTTCGTGTCTTTCTTGGACTTGTTGGAGAAAGATCCGGATAAGGCGGATGAGAGGAGATGGCTGGATCTAATGGAGGTATTGGTCGATGATGCCGGAGGGACGCTCGAGTCTCCTATAGCTTACTATATCTATTTCTTCTATCTTAGAAGGAATCAGTTGGAGGCTACTCCTGTGGGAGTCACGGAGGCGGACGCTAAAATTGTCCCTTGTAACCGGAAGATGATTGACGCATGGAACCAGATGGTGTATATGAACGATTACCTGTCGAGGTGGCTCTTTGATCATCGTGATGATTACGGAGGGTATTTTTTCGATAATGATATGCTGGAAACGATAAATCAATTTGGCATATGACAAATCTGGTGGATATATTCAAGGATATAAGCGTAAAGGTAGGGAACCGGCTTGGGGTTGAGACCGGATTGGACAGGAATGTGCCGGTAAATTATCTTTTCGGGGATTGGCCTTATATATCCAAGGCCATGGAGACTATTAGCAAGTCGAGGTTCACCGAGAGGGACAGATACCCTTTACTGGCGTTGTTCACTCCCTTCAAGGAGGTTAGGGACGATCCTGATACTTATTGCACGGTCTCAGTGGATATATTGTTAGCGACCCGGACATTGTCGGATTACAGCAACGAGCAGCGTCTAGAGATATCATACAAGGGGCTTCTTTATCCATTGTATGACATATTGATTGACGAGATAAGTAAAGACCGTAGATTCGATACCGGTTCAAGATCTTTCGTGAGCCACACGAAATCCGATAATATGCGTTACGGGAGCCGTGGCGTATATGGATCGGATGGGAAGACCCCTTTCAAGGACTTGTTCGACGGGATTGATATCTCCGGTATGGAATTAATTATTAAGAATAAAACATGTAGATAATTATGGCAGTAAAAATGTTCAGGGACTGCGGTTCCGAGATTTTCAATACCGGCACGAGCAAGTGTCCGTTTACCCCTGATTTTATTAAAGCGATCATACTCACTCCGGTAGGTATGACCTTCAAGGTATCCGATTTTGACACGAAGCTGGGAGAGTACGCCCACGCCGACCGTCCGAACCGTGTCTATCCGATCTCGACGATAGCGGAGTACGCCACTTCCGGAGGCGAGGCACAGACATCGGCTACCGGTTATGGCTCGTCCAAGATCACGGGTTATAGCGAGCTTGTCGAGACTTATACGATGAACGATTATGACGAGGGCTTGCGAACCAATCTCATGAAGCTCAAGAACGAGAGCATGAGGGTGATCTTCATCGACAAGAATAATGTCGTATATGGCGAGAAGACCGATACGGAAGGTGATTTCAGGGGATATGAGCTCGGTGCCGTTTATCCGGGTGGACAGAGGTTCAAGAGTTCCGGAGAGAACGCATCGCTTACGATCAACCTCGTTTATAAGGATGTTGAGAAAGCATGGATGAACGCTATATCTTTCACTAGCGATATCGATATCTTGGACGAGGCGAAGGGATTGGTCTGGGTGGATGTCAAGAAATTGGCTACAGGCGAGAATAAGTATAAGGTCGTGGAGCATTATGGCGGTTTTGACTTGACAGAGATGTACGGTACGCTATTAGGCGCCTCCTCCGTGTGGAATAATGTGACAGCCGCCACGTATAATCCCGATGACGGCACTCTTACTTTGACCCCTTCATCCGGCACTCCCGCGCTCAAGAGACCATCCCAGTTATACGCCGAGGACGTTAAAGGTATAGAGCAATGGTCATAAACGGGGTATCGTTCAATGATGAGGCTTGCCTCGGGATGGGAAGGAAGGCTTTCGTGAAGGCTCACGAGGGATCTTTCTTCCTCGACCGGGGAATGGCGGATCGAAGGAGAATATTAGGTGACGCTTATGATATAATGGAGAGGAACCATGGGGACGATAGCGGGAGTGGCGAACGCCGTGAGGATGCTGGAGAAGAACTTCTGGCCGGAGGTTACGAACAGCTTGAGGGAGAGCGAGGGATTGATCCATGACTTGATCACTGATCAACTCATGTCCGGGCTAGACGAGAACAAGGAGCCTTTGAAGCCTACCTATCTGGATGACCCGTATTTCGTGGAAACCACGAAGACCCCGAAGGCGGCGAGGGCCAAGGCCAGATGGTACAAGGCGATGAAGGAAAGCATAACCCCGCCTAGGTCCTCCGACATACTCCATCTACCGCCACGGGACCCTAACACCCCCAACCTTATCATACGAGGCGATTACCACGCCAGTATAACGCCGATCGTGCAAGGTGGCAAGGATGGTGGCAAGATAGTCACGAGATCCATCGGTTTCTATGCCGGTGACGACGCTTTAGAGAAGAAATACGGCCCCGGTCATCTGGGTTTAACCCCAGAGGCTAGGGCTTATTTGATTGAGGAGCGGGTTGTTCCCGCGTTGGATAAGTTATTCAAGAAATACGGGTTCAAATGATAAAGCCGTGCAATTGCGCCTCGCAGAACAGGGCGATGGCCACATACGAGAACATAAGGAGGCTGGCTATCAAGATAGCCGCTTCCGATAAACGCATTTACGTGCTTATCCGTAAAACGGATGGCACGTTTGCCTTCGAGCCTATGAACGCTATAGAATCAAAGGGAAAGATCGTTGAGTATATTCATTATCTATGAGATATTATTAAAGACAATAAGATATGGCTAAAAAAAATGTTACTATATATCAGCACAGGGATATTAACGGGAATCCGGTGGCTAACTTGACTCCTGAGAGTGCCGTATATGATAAAGACGGGAAGCGTCTTGATTATAAATTGGCTGGAATGGATATTGATAAAATAAAGGAGGCGCAAGACGAAGCGCTGGAGTCTATAGCTGCCGCAGAGGAAAGCATGACCAAGAATATAGGTCTAGACACGTACCCTGTCTTCTCCGATACCAAGCCCTACGTAAAAGGCGAGATCGTTAATTACGGCGGTCTCTTGTACGAGTTCACGGCTGATCATGAGGCGGGGGCGTGGATTGGCACGGACGCAAGGGATACGAGTCTTGCTGAGAGTATTAACGGCAAGATAGCGGAACAAGCATTGATCAATGATGCTCAGATTATAGCATTAACGGGCGTATCAGGTACATATTTCCCTGTAAAAATACATTCTGGAACAACGATAAGAGCAAGAATGACAGATAATAATTATCCTCATAATTTGACGTTAAGAAAAGAAATAGGTCAAACTGAAAACCAATTAGTACTTATAAATTCTTCAGATATCGCAAACGATTCTGTTCAGAGAACTATAAATGAAGATTACAATTATATAGTAGCGTATAGTGAAAATGAAGGAGATAAGACTATTGGTTTTGAGATTGAAAAATGTTTGACTGAAAATATTCTAAACAATAGAGCTAAAGCATTTTGTAATTATTACGACAATCTTTATTTAGATTGGAGAGATAAGAGATTTGAAAAAATAGATTTCGGCGGTGTTAGTTGGCATAGGGGTGCGGTCAATGAATATAGTGGTTCCTTAGATTCAAGCACATCCAATTTGACATCAGACATGCTTGCTAAAGATGTAAATAAAGGTATTTTTATAACTACAGATGCTTTTAATAAAGCTTCTAGAACAAGGGGTTTTTATGTGTTATTTGCCGCATATAACGATGATGGAACATTATTTAATAAGTTTTCTGTGAGTCTTAGCGATGCCAATGAAACAGGATTCCATAGTGTCCCATGTGCGAATTTCAGAATATCTATATATGACCCTGATGGAACGGCTAATAAAAGTTTCGATGATTATAGTTTGACTCTTTATTTATGTGAAGGGGAATCATTACCTACCATAAACTTTGGATTGACTTCCGAAAATATGATAGATACAATTAAAGAATCTATTAAAAATATAACCCTGTTCGATGAGTGTTATGAAGATTTGACTCTGCAATATTTTGGGCTAACTGAGGATACCTCTTCTTCAAATGAAAATTATTTAAATAGAAGGTACTTGACTTTTGGATTCGTCCAAAGAGGAGAAAAGAATTTAGACGAAAGTGTGCCTACAGATATTTCTGATGCAATAATTCGTTCTAACCTTCTTATAGATAAATCTGAAGGAATAATAACAATTACATTGAGGCTTTATGGAAGTAGTAAGTCAATAGGCATTATGACCGTAGATCTTAACAGATTGGGAAATGTCTATTTGGGTCCTTCAATTGTAAGAACATATAGACAGGCTTCTATTTCTGAGTTAATACGAAATCCGTATTCAGAAAAAATATTAGATTTGCAAAATGGTATTAGTACTAAATTCATATTAGACTGGAATATTAATTCTAATAATGGATCTACCGCAAACGCATTTATCCCATTAAGATTAAAAAAGGGAACTATAGTATCAGCAAAGGTTGAATGCGAGGACACATGCATTGGAGGTTTTTGGACTGTGGCAGGACAAAACCAAACTTTTTGGAATGATAATGCGGGAGGAACGATAACATTGGAATTTGATACGGAATATTTATCTATATTTAGAACTACAACAAATTCAAATAAACCAGTAACTGTTACTTTAATTTGTTCAAAGCAATCAGACGTTCCCGCAAGTGAAGGATATGATTATATTACTATACAAAAGAATTCAGAAACATCTTTTTATGTAAAGATCACTTCATCCACAGGAAAGACTTTTACTCATTCTTTTATCAGGGAGAAATATAATTTAGATGTTCCTTATGGTGATGGTTTAAATAAAAATATGGAAACCACAGATGTTTGGTATTCAAATACTACTTCTTATAAAGGAGGGAAATTAATACAAGGGAATCTGAATTTTATATATAGAATAGATGATAGTGTCGAAGGATATGAAGATGAGCAAACATTTGTAGGAGCATCCCACGGATGTATTATAATGAACTATTGTAAATTCTTTGCAGATGGAAAAGAATTTACAATAGAAGATATGGAGGATCCCATAGTGTGTCATAAATTCAGAATGGTACAAAAAGCTACAGGATATGCTGCAAGTCATTCAAATACGGAAAATCAAAATATATCCTATCCCAAACTGACATCTGATGGCAATTTAATTCCAAGAACAATTAATACTATCGATGTTATATATACTCCAGATAATAAGATTGTGGAACACAATAGGCTTATCATTCTAAATGATGGTATTAAATTTGATACTTGTTATGGTAGTATGTTGTGTTGCTATCCTCCTTACTTCAACAATATTATAATAAATAATTCTGAAAACACATGGAATAGCTATGTGGAATCCACCAGCCATACAGGATGTGATTTAACTCCAGAAGGAGGGAGTACAATTAATTTATCAACAGAAAATGCACATCGTGGTTATGAGGCTATTCAATTTGGAGAAGATATTATTGTCAAAAATACTATGCTTCGCAATGATGATAGAAAGAATATGGATTCAATATTATATGTATGGTCTCAAGATTCTGGAGACCATAGAGTAAAGGTTTATTTTCAGGCGTGTAATACAAAAAGTCAAACAGTTAGTGGATTAGAACAAGATGTATTTAATGCCGGAGATATTATTGATGTTACTAATATAAGGGAGATATCTTCATCTTTATAATATGTACCGTTACCTCTCCTACATATCCGACCTAGCGAACTGGTTAAAGTCCATCGCCATAGCCGCCGTTGTCACGGCGATGGACTTCGTGTCACCGGCAGGGGTATGATGTATGACAATGTTGTCAAACATCCTAGGATTCTTGTGTTTTGTCATATGATTTCGTAACATTGTGATGTTAACTTTAAAAATTAGAACCTATGAGACCTTATGATGTAGATGAAGCTATGGATGTTATAGAGAACGGTGGCGAGTATGGGACTTCTTACCCTAATGAATGCTTTAGGGAACATGACATTCAAGAAGCGCATGATACCTTGGAAAGAGAGGGCTATAGCCAAGATTGCTACGGAAATTGGAGCAAGGATTGATTTCTTTGTTCGTCTTTAGTGAAGGAGACGATCCGAATTTGTGTTCGGGTCGTTTTTTTATCCTTAAATAGATGCATGATAGTTTATTATTCCTATATTTGGGGATAATATAAAACAGATAATTTAGAGCCTAAGAGCCATACCCGATAGAGTCACGTCTATGGGGTGTGGCTCTTTTTGTTTATGATTAAAGCTAATTTTATGGGATCATATTACACGACATGCGACGAGATACCTTTATGCAAGTTCATCGAGATGTACAAGGGAAATCTTAACGCCCTTATAAAAGGAGGGAGGACCAAGCCCACCGATGGGGAGTTAAGGAAAGCGGCGATGGGGCTTATTGACGAGTATTCCGTTATAACCGGGAACAAGAATATTGCTATCGAGATAGAGGATCGGTCAAGGGCGGTGGATTGCAATATCAAGCTTATCCTGTTGGAGTCTGCGGATCATTTGATAGACGCTATGATGTACGCTGACGCTTCGGATATTCTTGGCAGGGTGGGTATCCGCATGCCGGAGGAGCCGGGAGAGCAAGATCTGATCGTCGCTAAAAAGAGAATCCAGTCCAAGATGTCGCAGGTGAAATATAGCCTGAGCGTTCTGGATAGGAACAAGTCTAAGGTGGTAGACCCCAAGGATAAAGATTTCACCCGTGAGAGGATGATCGTGTCCACCTATTTCAAGATGCGTATCGATCCTGACACGTTCACCGCGGCCGAGTACGGGAATATGATAAGGATTATGTTTAACCAATTAGAGGACATGAAGAATTATGGCGGGAAACGAGACTAAGATCACTGATATAGTAGGGAAAGAGGCGTTTGATCAACTGGAGCGTCTGGATAGGAAATTAGCGGATACGCAGAATGTCTATATCGGGTTGGTAAAAGAGATAGGGAAAGGGTTGACGATAAATCCCTCAAGCTTGTCAGAGTTGAACGCCAAGATCGAGGAGTACAAGAAAAATGTATCAGCGCTTAAAAGCACGATTGACACTCTCAATAAGACCAATGACCAGTACAAGAGAAAGATTGATGAGCTGATAGAGGTTAACAAGAGATATGCGGAAGCAGCTGGGAAAGTTCAAAATAGTTTAGATCAATCATCCTCTTCCATAGCCAAGGAATCAAACGCTATCTCGGAGAACATGAAAGCCAAGCAACAAGAGGTTGTCATAAGTCAGGAATTGAAGGGACTCATTGACCAGACATTGGGATCTAGGGAGGAGAATATACGCAGGGTCGCTCAAGAAAGGACGATATTGGCCCAACTATCCAAGGAGAAAAGCCAATTGAATAAAATGGAGAAAAGCGGGGCTATCTCAACTAAAGATGCCGTGCAAAAGAGGCAGGATCTGGTAAGGGCAGAATTGCTTCATCGAGAATCCTTGAGAGAGCTGTTGAACATTCTTACGAATGAGACAAAAATGATCAACTCGGCCAACGATAGTTATCAAGAGCAATCGTTGCAATTGGAGAGGCTGAGAAAGGCGTATCGGATGCTTTCCACGGAAGCCGCTAACAGCAAGTTAGGGGTAGAGTTACAAAAGAATATAGCGGCTTTAGACACTCAGGTAAAATCTGTTGATAAAAGTCTGGGACAGCATCAGAGAAACGTGGGTAATTATGTCTCCACATGGGATGGAATGGGAAACGCAATCAATCAATTAACCCGTGAGTTTCCCGCATTCTCGGTATCTCTACAGACCGGCTTTCTCGCTATCTCTAACAATATCCCTATATTGGTAGACCAAATATCTCGGATAAGGAAGGAGAACGCCGCCTTACGGGAGGAGGGACTGAAAGGTGTTCCCGTGTGGAAGCAAATAGCTAAGTCCGCTTTGTCTTGGAATACCTTGTTGTCGGTTGGTATAACTCTACTTACCGTATATGGTAAGGATATCTTTGAGTGGGGTAAAAACTTATTGTCATCCTCTAGCTCGGCTAAGGCCGCTTCGGAAGCCCAGAGAGACTTGAATTCATCCACCGGGGATTATGCCAAGGCTTTAAAGAACTCGACATCATCATATGGGGAGAATCTTGTAACATTACGCAACTTACAAGCGGAATGGAATAATTTAGGAGGTAATCTCAATAAGCAGAAGCAATTTATCATTGATAACGCCTCTGAGTTTAAGAAATTAGATGTGTCAGTTACGGATGTTAATGACGCTGAGAATCTGCTAGTAGATAATACGGATGCTTTTATTAACGCCATGTCGTTAAGAGCGCAAGCCGCCGCCGGACAAAAATTGGCACAAGAAGAATACTCCAAGGCTTTACAGAAAACTATTGAGGCGGACAATAAGTTAAAGGAAGCAGAAGAGGCGGAAAAGAATAGAACCGTAGGTGGAGCTCTAAAGATAGGAGCTAGTATAGATGAGTTTTTTGGATTAAAGAGAGATTGGGATAAATTATCTGATCAATACGTTGAATCCCTCAGGGAGGAAGCGGACGCTTCCCAGAAAGAGGCGGATGCCTTCAATGCGGCTGGGGACGTATATCTTGATTATGTCTCTAAACGGTTAAAGGGAGCGAAAGAGATAATGGATAATGCCGGGATAAGTGATTACTCTAACGAGGAAAAACTTAAACGACAGCAGGAGCAAATAGAACGAGAGGCCAAGCGTAGGGAGAAATTAGAGATGGAGGCCGAACGGAATATTCAGGAGGCTCGTCTTAATGTGATGGATGAGGGGTATAAGAAAGACCGTCTTCTCTTGGAGCAATCTTTCCAAAAACGTATCGATGACGTAAAGACGAAAGGCGTAAGGGTTAATGAGCAAATAGAGGCTATTGAGGCTGAGAGAAGCAAGAAGTTGGCGGAATTCGACCGTAAGATCTCGGAGCAAAGGGCTAATGAGGAGGCTCAAAATCGTCTTGCGATTGCAGAAAAAGGTAGCATGGATGAGCTTAATGCCCGTCTAGTCATATTACAATTGCAAAGAGATAAGGAATTAAAAGAGGCTGATAAGACTGAACAGGATAAGTCTTTGATTGTCGATAAATACAATAAACAAAGACAGGATCTCTATAGAGATTATTATAAAAACTTGATGTCAACGCAACAATCTCAAAATGAAATATTCCTTTCTCAAAGGCAGATAGAGATAAACGAAGAGCTTAACATCTTGGCTAAACAATATGAGCAAGGGATTATCAAGAAAAAAGAATATGAGAAACAGAAATCGGATTTGGAGCATCAGTATGCTATGGAGTCATTGAACAGCCAATTGCAGATATTGGAGTCAAATCTTTACTTATTTAGCGGGAATGAGCGACTTGAGAAAGAGAAAGAGATAGCTCGCCTCCGTGTTCAATTATCTAAAGAGACCAGCGATAAAATCATAGAGGATGCCAAACGAGAGGAAGAGGAGCGAAAAAAAGTAGAACAGGCTAAAAAGCGCTTGATACAAGAATCTATATCTGCTATCATATCAATCGGTAATTCATTATTTCAACGTCAAATAGATAATGTAGATGCTGAAATAGAGGCTAACCAAGAGGAGTATGACGCTAAGGTTGAGACTATAAACGCTCTTGCCGAGAAGGATATAATAACGACAGAGGAGGCCGAGGCCCGCAAGCGTGCGGCGGAGGAAGAGACCAGCCGCAAGAACAAGGAGCTAGAGAAGAAGAAGGCTGAGTTGCAGACTAAACAGGCAAAATTCCAGAAGGCGATGGATATAGCCCAGACAATAGCTGCCACATCTCTAGCTGTCACTAAAGCTTTACCTAATTTCGTCCTAGCGGCACTAGTAGGGGCGATGGGAGCCGTGCAACTAGCCACGATCATAGCCCAACCCATCCCCAAATACGCCCATGGTACCGACAATCACCCCGGCGGTCTGGCTATCGTTGGCGATGGAGGCCGTAGTGAGGCGGTATTGGTAGGAGATAAAGCGTACATTACCCCAGATAAACCCACCCTGCTGTCATTGCCTGCGGGAGCCGAGGTTGTTCCAGATCTCAATGATCCGGCTTTCCTTAGCCGCTTCGTGGATAACACGTATTGGCTTACCCACAATAAGAAAGGCGAGCCGGTTCAGATCGTCAATAATTTCGACGCTGAAGGGATAATCAGAGCGAACCAAAGGATTGAAGCCGCTATTTATGATTTAGGGAGAACTATCAAGAGATCTAACGATGACGCTGCTTTTCAAGAGTATAAGCGAAGAAAAATGCGGGAATAGTTTTTGATATACCGAATCCTTTTATTATATTTGCTGGACATACAAGAAGACAGTAGAGCCTTAGAGCCATACCCAATAGAGTCACGTCTATGGGGTGTGGCTCTTTTTGTTTTCACTGGTCAGCCTACCACGACAGGCTAGGAAGATTTTGGGCGACAGCGGTCGCTAACAGCCTCCTTGATACGATGTGTTGTGGCTCGTGTCGGGGAGGCTTTTTCATTAAGAGGTGCCAAAGTAATCAAAATAACAAAGTCGTTTTGATCTTATGGCTAAAATTGCGGGAGAAAATGATATTAACAATTTAAATATTATAGGATTATGAAGACGAATCAAGAGATGATCCGAATAATTGATAGCTTTTCTGTAATACAGAGAACGAGTGACGGATATTTTGACGGCAGTGAATTATTGCGTCAATGGAATAGCGTTTCGAATAATCCAAGAAGGCAAATGAGTAAATTCTTGGAAATGGATACGACTAAAGAATTTATATCTGCGTTATCAAAAGATGAAAGCCAAAGAGCAAATATGCTCATTGCTGAAAACCAGTTGATTATAAGAGTTAAAGGACGAACTACCAAGAATGGTAAAACTCCCGATAAAGTATGGATGAATCCTATTTTATTCATAAAATTTGCCATGTGGATCAATCCGACGTTTGAGGTCAAGGTTTTACGTTTTGTTTATGACGAAATGATCCGTTACCGTAATGAGGCTGGCGACGCTTATAAGGATTTGTCTTCTGCTGTCAAGAAAATCGTACCAAAAGACTTCATGCCAAAAGCCATGTCTAAGATAGCCGAGGCACTTAATTGGATCGTATGGAATAATCACGAGAGGATGCTTCGTAACAAGCACGGTGATGAAAGCAAGCAACGTGAACTGTGGCAACTGGAGAAGAAGATAGCCGATCTGATAAATGAGGGATTCATTACCTCATACGATCCGCTTATCAACTATCTACGGAAGCTTTATAATAAAAAGAATAATCCTGCGGTATTTAGACAAGCGATATAGAATATTTCGAACAATTAAAATTTTAAGATATGGAAGCAATTAAAATTTTTGAGAACGATCGTTTCGGTGAAGTGAGAGTAGCCGGGACAAGTGAGAACCCTTTATTTTGCCTTGTAGACATCTGTAAAGTATTGGAATTACAAGTCACTCCTACAAAAAACAGATTAAAACAAGACGGGGTTAGTCTGATTAAGGGGGTCTCAAAGACTACTAATCAATATGGTATCACTACAGAGCAAGAAGTTACGTTGACTTTTATTAATGAGCAGAACCTCTACAAGGTAATCATGCGATCCGACAAGCCGCAAGCCGAACCATTCCAAGACTGGGTATGCGGAGAGGTTCTCCCTTCCATCCGTAAACATGGAGCGTATATGACAAACGACACATTGGAGAAAGCCTTGACCTCGCCCGATTTCTTGATCCAGTTGGCCACAAACCTTAAAGAGGAACAACAAAAGCGTATCGAGGCCGAGCGGAAAGTAACTGAGGCCGCTCCCGCCGTGGCTTTCACGAAGGCCGTTCAATCAGCGAATAGTTCCTGCCTGATCGGTGAGCTCGCCAAGCTGATCGCTCAAAACGGATATTCCATCGGGGAGAAAAGGTTGTTCGCATGGATGCGTGACAACGGATATCTCGGAAAGCATGGTGAGAGATACAATATCCCTAACCAGCAATACGTAGAGCAAGGCTTGTTCGAGTTGAAGAAAGGCGTAAGATCAGGGGATAACGGGGTGCTGCATACTACTATCACGCCGAAGGTCACCGGAAAAGGACAAGTTTACTTCGTGAACAAGTTCTTAGGTAATAAGGAGGCTTGTTGATTATCATAATATATCATTAAAAAATCATCATTTGAGAGGATTTTGTTTATTATAAATTTAAAAATTAAAAAGAACATGGGAAGTAACACGGACGCTCGTATTACGAGCATTGTAAGCCAGCAGGCCTTCTTAGAAATGGAAGAGTTGGAAAAAAAGTTGGAAAGATCGGTTTTGTTATCACGTGAATTGATTAACAACATGAATGAATTATCGAAATTTTTCCCTAAGATCAAAGAAGATTAGATTATACATGATAAAAACATTTTAGTAATCATGTATAAATAGCAGTTGAATTTATGTTTAAGACTTGATTTAGTATATCCCCCCCTCATGTCGTGAGACAGCAAGGGGGATAAAAAATCCCCTCCAGAGCCTTTTGGGTGGAGGGGATTTGAAGGTGGGTTACCAATCGTCATTGTTATTAGAATTGTCTGTGTCATATATCAATGAGTTAATTAGCCCATTGATAAAAATTTCAATTTCATCTTTTGCCTCTTTATATCTAATATCTCCATTAGTTTTAAATAAATACAGATCAGTGCTGTTTTTACCCTTATCTAAAAACAAGTAACACTTTTCCATATAACCGCTATAAGTATATAGTTTATTCTCGGAAGGAGTATCCACTCTAATTCTATTATCCTTAAACCTAAAGATCAGATTACATTCCAAGGTATATGTAAATTTCTTTCCTAAAACTTTTACTTGGCAAATATCTTTGTATACACCTCTTAAATTAATCATTTCATTAGGGATATTACTTGTCACATCATCTGGAGAGATATATTTAGACGTGATAGAAGATAAGACCTTAGCGTAAAGATCGCTGGCTTTTTGATCATCAAAGTTGAAAACAACGTAATTTTGTGATGGATTTTCTTTATTTATAAATCCACCGGGGACAATTTCAAATTGAGCTTGTGCCATGCCGCAATTTAAAATAATTAAAAATAAAAATATTTTTTTCATTAGATATCACAAATATATAAATTATAATCCCGGAATTTGTATTTGAAAGTCATAACTGCCATGATGATTGCCGCAAAACAAACTGCCTTTATCTGTGTTATTCTTACATCCTATTTTGACACATGTCTGATTAGTCTTTTCTCCGTTCATTTTTTTATATAAATCCTTTTTAAGTTCAATGACATATAGATCTTTTTTGGAGTCTATATAATTTATAATCAAGGATTTCTTATTCTTATCAAAACTGCCAAGATATTCCCCTGTGAGATTATTTCTAATAGAGTCATTAGACATTTTTCCTATAAAACCTAGCCTTATGGCCTTATCTTCTTTTTTATTTGCCATTAGCACGATAAGATCTTCCAATATTAACGCTCCTGCAAGACCGTCGTATTGAACTTCATGATTATTGTTTACCACTGAGATAATACCGTATTCTCCTTCTGTAGGGAAATTAGTATCTATTGGATTTAAAGGATCGTCCTTCGAACAAGAGCATACCATTAAAGCTATACAAATTATAGCAAACAATATTTTCTTCATGACTTGATTTAGTTTAATTAATGATGTGACAAAGGTAGATAATAGTGTTAACAAAAGCAAATGGTATAGGGGGGGGAATTACATGTTCGATAACATATTTCTTAATTTAAGTAGTACAAACTTTGTCTACCTCTTTTTCCCGAACAACTCGGAATGACTACCAATTCTAAGCAAGTCGATTATTTCTCCGTCAATCCAAATAAGAAGAAAATCCCCTTCTATATGGCATTCCATACAACCTTTATACTCACCTTTCAACATATGAGGTTTGTATTCTTGTGGAATCGGATGGTCATTTATAAGCAGATTTGCGATATATTCAAAAGCTGCGATTTTTTTGGGGAATTTCTGAATACGTTTGAAATCTTTCTTAAACTGGCTTGTTGGGTGTAATTTCTTTTTCACTTCATTAATTCCTCCATCAAGCTATCCACGCTGTCGAACGTTTCTTTATTCTTGGTCGTGCGTGCTTCCCTTATAGCCGCTATCGTTTCCTCATTTGGCTCGGAGTATACAGCGTCCATCAAGGTGCTCTCCACGAAATTATTTAGGCTCCTATTCGCTTTCTTGGCTTGTTCCTGCAATATTTGCAACAAGTCCTCACGTAAACGGAACGAGGTTTGCTTTCTTATTACTGCTTCCATATTACTTCTGTATTATATTGTATCGCAAAGGTAATGCATTGTATGCAGAAAACAAACTTTCATGATTTTTATTTAGAGGATTGCAGGTTATATCATTCCATCTTAATCTTAACATCCACTTCAACGGGTATTGGTTTTTGACAATGGGGGCAAATGATTGTTTTGGCTTGTGGGTGTATATCGTTTGGAGAGGCGAAAAGTTCCCACATAGGGACTTCTAGGGCAGATGCAATCTTTTCATAAGATGTAATATTAGCAGTGCCATTAATTTGAGTGGATAGTGTAACTCGACTAATCCCCATTTTATCGGCTAATTCGTTTATAGTAACACCTTTCTCTTTTAATAATTCCTTTATTCTATTCATAATCTTTTCTATTGTTTGGTGCAAATATACATCAAAAAGTAAAATGTAAAATAAACTGCTTACAAAATAATGTTAATTGTATGCCGTTTTATTGTCAATTACTTTTATGTGTAAAACAAACTACTTACATTTGCATCATCAAAATAAAACAACAGTACAATGGCAACACAGAAATATAACAAGAGTGAGATCATGAAAGAAGCGCATAAGATCTATAGAGAGTGCAAAATATACGGACGTACATTCGGCTCGTGCCTTAGACAGGCTTGGGGATCGGCGAAAGCGATGGTGCAGCTTGCGGAAAAACGTGCGGCGTTTGCCAAGGAACTTGCGGAAAGATCCCATGCTGTAAGACTTACTCATGTCGGTATGGCTAGCCTTTACGGTAACAGGGTTTATTCGGGTGATTGATAACTATACATTAATAATATAAGGAATATGGAAACGATAGAAGTATTGAAGAACGTACAAAGGATTGCGTTGGAGTGTATGATCGGAAGGAAACCGGTACATATAAACGTAGGCGTTATGCCGGAGACGGGCGGTTTATGCGTCACCGTACAAGACAGGTCTCACGATGTGGTCTACATGGAGATATTCAATGACTGGATGCCGGATCACAAAGAATGGAATAAAAAGACCTACGATAGGTTCATGAGCGTAATTAGCGACATGACTTGCGTAAGGCTTGCGGGATAACTCGAACGACGGGGAGAGGATCGGAAGTAGATGCCCCTCCGGTAATATCGCCGGAGGGTTTGAAGAGATTTTCAACAACAAATATATTAAGATCATGAAAGAATTAGTATTTAAAGGCGATAATAATCGCATTTTTACGAACAGCTTGTTGGTCGCTGAGAAGTTTGGCAAATTACATAAGAACATTATGCAGACCATCAAAGACTTAATGACATCGGCTGAAAAATCAGCCGATGTCATTAAGTCTGAATATCCAGACAATTATGGACGTATGCAGCCAATGTATATTATGAATCGTGATGGATTTACATTATTGGTTATGGGCTTTACTGGTGATAAGGCCCTTCAATTCAAGTTAGATTATATTGAGGCTTTCAACCGTATGGAAGAGCAGATCAAGACTGGAGGTTTCCAGATTCCACAATCTTTCTCGGAGGCGTTGATGTTGGCGGCCAAGCAGCAAGAGCAGATAGAACAGGCAAATAGAACTATCAGCAAGCTCCAGCCCAAGGCCGATTTTGCGGACAAGGCTTTCGAGACCTCGGACAAGGTTGATATCGGTATGGCTGCAAAGATATTGAAATTAGGGTTCGGAAGAAACATCCTCTTCAAGAAGCTTAAAGAAATGGGCGTGTTCTTCTCCAACCGGAACGAGCCGAAACAGAAGTACATCAACGCCGGGTATTTCGAGATGACCGAGAAGTTTATTGAGAGGGAGAATCATCCGGGCTTTGTCGTGACAAAGGTACTCGTAACCCAGAAGGGGCTGGCTTACATAAACCATCTTCTGGGAGGTGATCCCGGTGACGGTAAGATTACTAGGATTGTTTGAAAGATTCCCTTCCTTGACTATGCCAAGTATAAAATGTGACCTAAATAGATTAGATGTACGGATTAAGTACGTATACCCAAGACTTTAACATTTTGTGACTTGAAAATAATTGTGAAATATTAAAAGATTGATTGAATATGAAAGAGAATGATATTACAGAGATTAGTGATAAAGAATCCATCTTCAAGCTGTTAGATCATTACAGAGGTGATGTCGTTAATCTGAGCGTAAGCTTTAATATACTATTTGACGAGGTGCTGAAGATAAAACGTGATATAAGAGAGTTGAAAGGAGCAAAGCTCCCAGCTAAGGCCACGATGATACCATTGAAAGGAGGCCGATATGGAAAGTAATATAAAGCGACCGGATAGCCTTCATGATGATTGACTCTGGATAATAAGGGTCGGGGGATTGCCTCCGGCCCTTATTCATTACCTGCTTGTCTCTCTCATAATAAATATTGAATTATTCTTCGTTTTTCAAGGTGAGGATATTGGACGTTGGATTATTATGGGTATATTTGCGAAGAGCCAAAGAGCCGTACCGGAGACGTATTTGTCCTCGGACGGCTCTTGTTATTTATACGCTTATGATAAAGATTTCTTTGATAATAGACAGTAAGGAGACGGATATAACCAACGATCTAATGAATTGGGATGATATCGAGTTATCTTTTACTCGAAAGGATTTTGGTGGAATATATCGTAAGTTCGCCAAGAAGTTCGAGTTCGTAAAAGGAGCTTACGATCTTTTGACGGATTTATACCTATCCAAGTATATTGAATCTTCCGCAAAGATAGTGATATATCGGCAAATTAACGATCTTACGTACAAAGAGGCGTATCGTTGTTCTTTGGACTTTATGAGCTATAGTGACGATGGGCATACGCTTACCTTGAGCGCAATCGATGATGATACCTATTCCATTATCAACTCCCAGAAATCGCAGACTTTTGATATCCCTGTGAGTGATATAAATAAAATAAGCTTGATTTATAAAAGAATATATCTTAATAATAGGGTATCTTGGGTTATAAATCCAAATGACCCAGATAATGAACAGACAGACCCGGATGTTTATCCTATAAGGTTCGCTCTTGCCACGGAGTTCCCTATGGTATACGGTGACGCTAATTTTCCTATCAAAGGGATGATTGAGCAGTTTGATATAGGTTCCCATGTTGGAGAATTATCTTATTATAGCATGACATCGTTCGTGAAAGCCTTAGCTCCGGTTAGTATAAGATTGATATTAAAGTTTGATATGAGGCTTGATTCTTATGACATGGATTTCATGCCTTCTTTGTGTTTAGGTAAAAGGAAAAAAGAGGAGATAGAGTTTCCCAAAGAAGATATAGCCTACTTTTCAGGTATTGGACAAATCGTAAATGTTAATATCGATCGAGGCATAGACCTAGAGGAAGGTGATGAATTAATGCTATTCTTTGTTTATCCCAATAGCATAATTACATATGCGAAAGCCACGTTATTAAACGTGAAAGATATAAGCGTAACGTATATCGCAAAAGGAGATCCGGTAACCATAGATGCCATTAGAGCTTCTGATTTGCTGACATCCTTGCTTAAAAAGATAGGGCTTAAGGATTATACCGGGGAAATAAAGACCGGGAATATTCCGATCCCCTATATCATGGCGGCTGAGAGCATACGTGGGATCAAGGACGCAAAGATACATACGTCATTCTCTAAGTTCACGGAGTTCGCCAAGGCCGTGTTAGGCTATGACTGGGAGATAGATGATGTCAACAGAAAGGTTATATTTAAGCCTCTAGGCGATTTTTATGATTCCGTGACCGATCCGTTGCCATTGACGGAGATAAACTCCATGACTCATACGATAGATAGTTCGGTAGTCTATAGCGGCGTGGAAGTGGGTTACGACAAACAGGAATACGACGAGATAAACGGGCGTGACGAGTTTCATTTCACGAACTCATTCAGCACGGGGATAAAGGCCACGGACAATGTCTTGAAGTTGATAAGCCCTTATCGTGCCGATCCTTATGGCATAGAGTTCCTCGTGACTGAGAGGAATGAGGAGACGAAGGACACTGATTCGGACAATGACGTGTTTATTGTGGATGCCGTCTTTGGAAGTGGTGGATTAACCCCTCGTACAATGATCGTTGAGCCATCATATCCCATAACCGGCGTTCTATTCCCCGATACCATGTTCAACGCCGCCTATTCCCCAAGGAATATGCTGATGGCCAACAAGGGATACGTCGGTATGTCCGCTAGCGGATTGATGTTCACGTCCTCGGAGGGCAATGCCGATGTATCCATAAAAGGCATATCCGAACGTGGAGGGATTTCCATAGAAGATAGTGATAGGTTGTTGAGATCCGATAAGATAAAGGTGTCTACCATTGGGTTATCCCCGTTCCCGGGTAACTATAAGGGACGGATATCATGCTCCTTTTCCGGTAAGACGTACGTGGGATACGTGTCCGATATAACCGAGCGTATCGGGAAAGGTCAGACGGTAGATTATGAGTTGCTCCTTAAAAACATAACATAACCGTTTGATTATAAAAAAATAATACTTACTTTTGTCTCAGAGCCTAAGAGCCGTTCCCGGAGGAGTCGTATCCTTTGGGTGCGGCTCTTTTTATTTATATGCGTATATGAGGTTGAAAGATTGCATTAGCGAGGTTTGCCCTCTCCTTTTTGACGTGAGTTCCCCGTCCGTGGAGAGACCGGTGGAGTATATCCAGAGGATTGGGTGGGATAACGATCCTATCATCGTGCAATGCCTGATGGGTAACGTGAGCTGCTATATGCGAATATACGATCTCTCCACGGGGCAATATATACGGGTGAATCCCTCCAAGATCAAGATAAACAATACTTCCTATTTATATGAGTTCATGATAACGATGGATCTTGACAACGGTATTTACAAGGCCGTGATAATGACGGGGTACCAATCCTTGGAGAGTGTCGTGTTCCGTAAATGTGACATTGACGAGTTTGCCGAATGCTCCTTGATAAGATATACCCATCCTGATAATATCGTTCCGTTCAAGGCCATATTCGATGCGGGGGATGATCGCAAGAGAGTATTTACCTTAGCCGTAGAGGGAGGTTTCAAGACGGATGGTAGGTCATTGCATGTGAGTAACGAGTTCTTTCGTACTCAAAACCAGAAACTCATAGAGCTATATAGCGTTCCGTACGATGACATGACTTTTACCCTTGGGGATAATAGGGGAGTCCCGTTCGAGATGGGGAGATTGCTGAACAATATCCTATGCCTAGGCCATGTGGAGATAAACGGGGAGAGATACGTGAGGAGCGAGTCCAGCGTTCCAGAGCAACAAGTAGTATTGGAGGGCTCACCACAATATATCTATACGGTCAAGTTGGAGAGATCCCCATACGAAGAAGAAGACTATGCGGATTCTCCCAATCTATGGTTCCTGCGTGACGATTTCGTGGACGCTAACGGATATGTGCTTACTAACGAAGATTTATCATGGGAGGATTGATTTATGGGAAATAACGCTTCTACGAGAAGAGGGATAAGACCTAGGATACCGGACGTGCTTACGGTTAGCGTTACGGATGACAAGATGGGATCGGACTATACTGTATACTCATCCGCCTCTACGGATAAGTATTTTTTTAGGAAAGGGAACGTGATGTCCAATAAGGACAGGTATTATATAGATGAGGAACATGTGTTCAGCTCTTACCTAGCCGATTACCTGTTCATGTACAAGAGGGATGTCGTAAAGGGAGGTGAGACCTATGAGCCTAGCGATACGAAGGTCTTCTCTGTCAGTAAGTCCATAGAGCTTTTCGTCACGAAGACCCAGTTAAGCGATTCTATAAACGATGTCAGGTCGGAAATTCCGGATGTCAGCAGTTTTCTAACATCTTCAGATCTTAGCGGATACGCTACTAAATCTGATTTGGATAGCTTAAGGGATGAGATAATAGGAATGTTGCCTGAGAGCGGAGCAAAATAATAAAAAACGATAAAAAATAGATGTATGGCTATAACGATACAACCCATCAAAGATAATAGAAATGGTCAGACTCCGGATAACGGGGCGCAGATGGTCGATAAGATCAACAGTAATTTTAAAAATGTATCAGAGGGAATAGGAGAGGTGGATGGTGACGCTGTCCATTTGGGAGATCAGTCATCCCAAGTAAATTATGAGACTCCTAAGACCTCAGCTGACATGGCGATACAAGCGGTGAAGGATGACAAGGGAAACGTGATAAAGGATACTTATTCTACAAACATGGCTACCGGTATAGACGAGTTCCCAGAATTCTCCGATAAAGGAGTGTACAATGCGGGAGATATCGTGAGAAAGGATGGGCGTATATATGAGTTTACGCAAGCTCATTCCTCGAAACCGTGGATTGGCACGGACGCTAGGGAGACGAGCTTGAGGAAGGAAATAGATAGATCCATATTTACTACTTCTATTTCAATAAATTATAGTGGAATATATATAGATAGATACGGTAAATTTATAAGGGGAATAGTCGGATATAACAATATTGGAGTTAGTAATTTTATTCAAATTCCATCAAGCAGAGTTGATATTCAAAATATTAGAGTAATAGAAACTAACCATTTAGGAGAAAATACCTATATAGTTGCTCATCTTTATGATTCAAGGTTTAACTTTTTAGGTTATTTGACAAGATCATATTCAGTGTTTAAGGCTGAGGTATCAATTAGTTTTGATAAATCTGAGGCCGTAGCAGTAAATCCTAATGCGTTTTATTTTGTAGTTCATCTTACTCCGGGCCGAAATGTTAATATTATTACAGATGATGATATTGTTATCGCAAGTCAAGCTCATAGAATAGAGCCTCTTTTTAATTCTCAGTATTTTTATAATCAATTTGGTGGTGATTACATAGTGCCCGGGAATTATATACAACATTTTACTAATTCTAATAATGGCGTAACAAAGTTTATTCAATTAGTCGATAAAGCAAAAATAGGAGGAATTAGAGCTTCTTCCATATGTTGCGTGTATGATAAAAATGGGATAGCTTCATATGTTTATGCTATGATTTATGATGTGAGTTTCAAGTTTTTAGGATGGTTGAGTACGGATAGTGTAACTGAAAGATTAGATCTTGATATAGATCTTACTAAAATTCGAGAATCGTTCCCGGGCGCCAGATTTATGTTAGCTAATGTAAATAGGGATTCTGGCTTTTATGTAACAGGTGGATATAACTGCGAGACAAGCTTTTTTGACATCCATGCTTATAAAGCCATTACGATAGACGATGTTGATGATTCAAATAAGGGTAAATGTATAAATAAGGGGAATTATGAAGTCGAAGCGTCTGATTCATGTTTTATAAGCCCCTATTATAAAATATTAGGCTACAACGAGATCGCAAATGTGTTTTTTTATTATTATAATAACAATTCGGAAGATGACACTAATAGTTCGATATTTTTATATGATAGGCAGTGTAATTTTTTAGGTTTCATAAAATTTGAAAGGGATGGATTTTCAAATTCGGAAGCTAACATAAAATGGAATATTCATTTTTCAAAACAGGATGCAAAAAATATTCATGAGGATGCTTATTATTATAGGTTTAACGCATCCTCTATCTCAAATCCCTGTGTGATAGGAAATACTCCTTCTTGGGATGCTGATAAGATTTCGAAGACTTATAGAATGTCTTTTAATTCATCTATAGCTATAAATTGCTCAAACAACTATATAGATTTGCAAGGGAAGATAATTGAAGGACTTAGAGGCTATAAATATAGGGGCTATTCAAAATTTATAGAAATAGATGATAACATAACTATTAAGGGCTATTCTATAGTCGGAAACAACAAAGTAAGTGACACTTCTTTTGCGACGGTCTTCCTTTATGACTCAAATTTCAATTATGTGGGTTATTTGACAGATGACGCAAAGGGAGGGAGAGATACGGACACTGAAAGAACTATTTTTTTAGAAGAGTGTTTATCAGTAAGTGCTGCCGCTAAATATTTTAGGGTTAATACGTGTGCAGATGTTGATTTTATACTGGATGCCCCCACTACAGTATCTGTTATAGATTCGCAAGAAATAATAGAGAATAAGGTATATCCTTTAATAACAGAAGGCAAAGAAGGAATAGAGATTGGTAATGTGGCTGGGCAAATAAGGGTTCCTTCAATAAAAAACAGAAATAAATCAGAAGTATTGAATTTATTATTTATAGGTTCCTCTTTTTTAGTAAATACTTGGTGGTATCTTAATTATTTATTGAAGGAAGCGGGTATAAACGCTAATATCTGTTGTTTTTATCAAGGAGGGGCGCCTTTTTCCTCTTGGCTGAATGCTTATGATTCTAACGCATCTATAGAGTGCTACAATTCTTCTAATGGTTCCGATTTTTCAAGAAAAGACAAGCCGTTTAAGGATACGCTGGAATCCGGAGATTGGGACTTAATAACAATACAAAATGGAGCTGTATCCTCTAGGGACTGGAATAGTTTTTCATCAACTTGGTCAAAGATGGTGTCTATTATCAGGAGAAATAGCAAACCTACGACTCTTATAGCTTTCAATTGTGCGTGGGTTCCACCTATAGATGGCGATCTTAGACCATATGAAAACACCAGAGAAGGACAAAAGATGTTCCAGCAAGATATTTATGATAATTATAAAAGATTTTCAGTCTTAAGCGGTATTCCTTATTGTGTACCGACAGGAGCTACTGTATGGGCGATGAGAAATAATTCAAGCCTAGAGGATTCTGACGACTTGTCTCCAGATAACTTGCATTTGAAAAACGGGTTACCTATATACGCTACAGCATCTACTTGGTTTGAGACATTTATCCCTGAAATGTACAATGTATCGATAAATGATATTGATTGGCTTCCTACGGAAGATACTCCTAAAAACATAATCAACACCACTGGTTTTGTTCCTATATCGACAGATCAAAAAAAGTTGATCGTGGAGATAGTAAAGCTTAGTGCATCTGATAGGTATGGTTTTAGCGTTTTATGATATACCTAATTAATTGTAAAATATATGTACCGTTATCTCTCCTACATATCCGACCTCGCTAACTGGGCCAAGTCCATCGCCATAGCCGCCGTAGTCACGGCGATGGACTTCGTGTCACCGATCGAGAACTTCTTGGTGGTGATCCTGTCGCTGGCCTTCATCGATACGTTTTGGGGGCTGGCTGCGGATCACGGGGATTTCCGGAAGAGCAAGTTCATCCGTAGCTGGGTGTACATGCTTGTGTATTTCCTGATAATTATCATTTCGTTTTGGATAGGCGTGATGATGGATATATCGGAGGATAACGCCAAAGCCTTCGTGTCTTGGATCACTTGGGCGATGATATGGTTTTACGGTACTAATGTCTTGAAGAACATGGGCAAGGTATTTCCGGATAACAAGATGATAGCCTTCTTGTATTGGGTTGCCGCCGTGAAATTTATCAGCAAGGTCAATTTCTTGGATGAGTATAACAAGACAAAGAATAAAAAAGGCTCCCCAGATCCAAAAGGATAGGGGAGCTGGTGTGAAATCATCGCTGACCATATTTCTCAATAGGGCAGGAGATAAGTAATAAAGTACACAAATGTAATAAAAAAATAACAATGGCAGAGAAAAAAATACCTAGAGGTTTGAGAAACAACAACCCGGGAAACATTAGGATCAACAGTGATCTCTTTCAAGGGGAGGTTCGACCAAGCAAGGACAAGTCGTTCAAACAGTTTGAGACGATGGCGTATGGCTATCGGGCGATCTTTAAGATCCTGTCGAACTACTATCGAAACTATAAACTTGACACGATCCGCAAGATGATAGGAAGATGGGCGCCTGAAAATGAGAATGAAACGGATGCCTACGTTAAGGCCGTGTCCGATTACGCCGGGATACCGGCTGACGATCCTGTAAATATCAACGATCGTGAGCAGATGATCCGTATTGTCGCTGGTATGAGTCGGATCGAGAACGGTAGGGAGGCTGAAATGTCGGACGTTATAGCTGGGGGGAACTTGCTATGAGAATATGGTATGTCATATTGTTATGCCTTTTCTGTGCCTGTGGAACCTCCAAGAAATCCACGGATACGGAGAGGCATGCCACTACAAGTGTCAGTCTATCGGATAGTATCTTCAAAAAAGACAGCCTTTCGGCCATAGAGCGGATATTATCTAACGAGAGATTGAGCGCCCGGATCTTGGTCGTGGAGTGGTCTTCTCCAGACAGCGTGGGGAACCTGTATCCTGTCAAGACATCCGATATAACCATAGGAAAGGAGCGAGAGGAATCAGGCGAGAAGATCGTTTCGTCCGGATCTGATATGACAGAGATGAGGACGGATAACAAGGTGGTCGTCTCCGATGAGAGAGAAACGATAAACGTGGACAAGGAAACGAGGCTTATCCATCCTAGGGTATGGTGGTATTTGTTGGTAGGAGGAATGATTGCGGCCATGTTATGGTGGATCATTAATAAGAGAGGGTGATTTAATATTGATACATAGTGTTATCCAATGACTCCGTGAGGACGAGTTGGCGGGGAGATAAAGAAAGAATCTCCCCACGAATTAAAACGGATCGGAAGTTTGTTTTAATTATCGCTGCACGACGGGAGAGATTCTTATATGTCTTTCTGCCGTGCATTTTTTTGTGCCCGGCTTGATAGTAAAACAAACCACGAAATAAAAAGTTTATGAATAAGGTGGAAATTTTTTACAAAAAAGTGATAGAGGCAGTCTGCAAGGAGTGCGGGACCGATCCGGTAATGATGTTTAGCAACAACAAGGAGAGGAACGTTGACGCTAGGGGAGTGGCTATAACCATACTGGCCGATCGCAAGTTGAGCGATAATATCATATCCGATCTGACGGGAATGACGAGGCAAGCCGTCAACCGGATGCGAAACCTGTACCCGGACAGGATAAGGAGGAGTTATTTCCTGAGAGGAGTATTAGAAAGCGTGAAGGAAAAATTAGCTATAGAAAATCCTCTATATTCGTGAACTTTTTTGATCTTAAAATAGTTGTATATACGAAATAGTAGAAAAATAGTTATCGTTTTGTTTGGAGATAGTAGAATTATAGTTACCTTTGCCCCTATCAAACCTTCGTTGTTTGTTATCTTTTTTTATAATTAAAAAAGAAAGGAGGCCAAATGGTAATGAGAGTCAAGGATGTTATATCCTTACTTGAAGAAAACGGATGGCGTTTTGTCCGGATGCGTGGAGATCATAGGATTTACTATAGGAAAGGAGCCAGAAGACCCATAGTAATTCCGGGTAATCTCAACGATGATCTAAAGGAAGGGACGTTGAATTCCGTTTTAAGGGAGGCAGGACTTAAATAGTCCTGCTGATGCCGCCTCCAGAAAACTTTTGAATTAATACATGAAAAACATAAGAAGAAAAAAAGACAAAAATGTATGCACACACTAAGAGTTATCATTGAACGGGCCGACAATAATTACTCGGCTTATATTGATGGTTTGGACGGTATAATAGCTACCGGTAAAACTATTGATGAGATAAAAATGGGTATGATAGAATCTATTGATACCTTTGTTTCGGAATGTGAGGAGCTAGGCTGTGATATTCCGGAAGAGTTGCAAGGTGATTACGAGTTGGTGTTTAAAATGGATGTACGGTCATTGTTGGAGTTTTATTCTGGCATATTTTCAAAGGCTGGTTTAGAACGTATTACAGGGATAAATCAAAAACAACTATGGCATTATGCTTCTGGAGGGAGAAATCCTAGACCCGAACAAAGCTTAAAATTGGAAAAAGCCTTGCATAAATTAGGAGAAGAGCTCCTTTCCATATCATTATAAAGCCTCCCTTAAAAGGCAAAAGCGTCGTCAACACAAATTGGCGGCGCTTTTTTTTGTCTCATCCCCTTCCGCAAAGAACTAGCAACAACCTCGCAACAAGCTAGCAAGGAGATATTTATTTAGCAAAGCCCTTCTCATGATTTTTGTCGTGTCCGGTAATGGTGCCGGATTAACGACAAAAATTAAAGATAATGGATAGAAATTATTTTATCGGTACTCCCGAAGGAGGTAATTCCGGTGGAAGTAAGTTTGACATCATGGCCTTTCTCCCGAGCTTGATGGGTGGCGGTGGAAAATCATTGGACCCCAATTTGGTAGCGGCTTTGATGAACAATAAGGGCAATCAAGACGCTTGGGGCGGTGGTGGTTGCTGGTGGATCTGGATCATCCTCCTGTTCTTCGTATGGGGAGGCTGGGGTGGCAACGGCTTCGGCAACAACGGGGCTAACGGATTACCGGCTCAATTGAACAATGACGCTGGTCGTGAATTGTTGATGAACGCTATCCAAGGAAACGGAACGGCTATCAGCCAATTGTCATCTTCCTTGAATTGCTCAACCCAACAATTACAAAACGCTATCTGCCAGATCCAAGGACAGATCCAGAGCGTGGGTAACCAAGTAGGCATGAGTTCCCAACAAATCATTAACGCCGTCCAAAGTGGTAACAATCAATTATTGAGCCAGATCGCCGAGTGCTGCTGCACGGTTAACAACAACATCACTAAGATGGGCTACGAGAACCAATTGGCTAGCTGCAACCAGACAAACACGCTGGTGAATACGATGAACAACAACACGTTGACTCTCCGTGACTCAGGTCTGCAGAACACCCGTGATATCATCAACGAGGTTCGTGATTTCAAGAACTTGTATCAACAAGACAAGATGGATCGCTTGACGGCGGAGAACCTAGCCTTGAAAGGACAGATCTCCCAAAGCAACCAGAACGCCTATTTCGCCGCTACTCTACAGGCGCAGACCGCCCCTCTAGGTAACGCCTTGGGTGATTTGAGCTCAAGATTGGCCAAGATCGAGTGTAACCAGCCGGAGGTGGCAAAGGTTCCTTACTCCCCCGTGGTAGGCATACCCACTTGCGTGGCCGCCCAGTACGGATTAGGCCTAGGTCTCGGTAACTGGGGAAACTTCGGCAACGGATGGGGATAATGAGTTAATAACCTAAAAATAAAGAGTTATGGCATTCATTAGTCCTTTCATAATGGCGAACAAGAACGGTATCCCACGTTTGGAGAGCACGGGCGTTACGGTCGGGACGACCAACGTTCGTTTCTCCTTCCGCAATCACCCGTTCCTGTCAGTCCCGTTTAGCGGGTTGATCTTGTTCCGTCTGGCCCAGCCTATCCCGGCTGGTACTACCGGGACGTTGCCGGTAGTGTTTGACACGAACGGCTCCACGCAG